GTCATTTTAATAAGGAAATTTTTGTTAAGTGGAGAAAAAAAGTCGGCACAGAAGAGGCTGACCGTATCACCAAAGCAGCAACCAGTCGTGGAACAGACCTACATACTTTAGTTGAGAACTATCTTTATAATAGGGACCTTCCTCCAGTTCAACCCATATCAGATTTTCTTTTTAAGATTGCTAAATCAGAACTGAACAGGATTAATAATATCTACTGTCTGGAAGGGGCTCTATATAGTAAACAACTTGGTGTTGCCGGTACTACTGATTGTATTGCCGAGTTTGATGGAGAACTTGCCATCATAGACTTTAAGACTTCTAAAAAACCAAAACCAAGAGATTGGATTGAGAATTATTTCGTTCAGGCGATGTTCTATGGAATGGCACTCTATGAGATGACTGATATTAGAGTCAAAAAACTAGTCATCATTATGGCGTGTGAAAATGGTGAATGTGTTGTTTATGAAGAGAGAGACCTTAACAAATATATGAAACTTGTTGTGGAATATATTAAAAAGTTTGTGAATGATAAACTTGAACTAATGTCTATTTGACTAATTGATTATTTTATTTTATACTACATATTATTACTCTTAAATTATGGCAAATATATTAGAGACATTTCTAGAAATTAATATAGAATCTATGGAACAAACGGAAACGAACAAAGAATTAGAAAAAGCAATAGAGGATAAGTTTCTTACTCCTTCCAAATTTGCTTTAGAAATTGAAAAAATAGTTGCGGAAGAAAACTGTAATTATATTGATGCTATTTGTCATTATTGTGAAATCAACGGTATTGATGTAGAATCGGTTACTAAATTGATTTCTAAACCTCTTAAAGAAAGATTAAAGTATGATGCGATTAGTCTTAACTTTATGAAGAAAACTTCCCGTGCTCGTTTGCCTATCTGATGTCACCATTTGAAACTTATCAGGCATATTTGGGAATCAAGAATCATTTCACCAATCCCAAATATGATTACTTTAAATATAAAAAAACAAGAGCAACACTTACATCATTTAATAAACGCAAAGACCGGTATTTTTTCGAGAAAAGTTCTCGTAAATATTCGGACAAAGAAATAGTAGATTTTCTAGTATCAAATTTTATAGTAGCGGATAATCCCCAAAGTATGTGGATTGGTGAAATTATTAATTCTGGAGAAAGAAATTACCAAGAATGGATGAAAAGACAGCAGAGTCTGACTTACTTATTCAAGGAGCAATCAACAGAATTGTTCTCTCAGACAAAATTAGAGAATGTATTTGACTGCTCAAAAGGTCATCCAATTCTTCTCAAAACATTTCTAAAAGGTGAACTAGTACCTGAAATAATGGTAATTTATGATATAATATTTTCGTATATTAGTGAGTTTGATAAGAAACTTCTGGACCCTGTATGGGAAACCGTAAGTTTAAAAATAAAAAAATACAAACCCTTTATACATATTGATATATTCCAGTACAAAAAACTTTTACGGGACATTATAAATGAGTAGTTTTTTTGATTCTGATATTATTCAAGAGTTTATATACAATAGTATTTTAACTTTTGGTATGATGCCTCGTGAAGATAAGCTGGAACATATTGATAAGATGACACGACTGCTTGAAAAGCAGAGAATTATGTATACCAGACTTTCTCTTTCTGATGACCCTCAGGCAATTGAGATGAAAGAGAATCTGAGAAAGTCCGTTGCTCTGATGGGATTTCCACCAGAGACTGATATGAATATTCTTTTCAGTAGTATGACAAAAACAATTGAATCGCTTAAAAAGTATCTTGACTGATGAGCGATTTTTTGCTATAATATCTAAGTAAATCTCCCGAATCCAAACTATCCGAGGTATCTAAAATGGGTTTTGCTGACCTTAAAAAACAATCTAAACTTGGTTCTCTCACCGAAAAACTGGTGAAAGAAGTTGAAAAAATGAATAATTCTGGTAATTCTTCTGATGACCGTGTATGGAAATTGGAATGTGATAAAAGCGGTAATGGTTATGCCGTTATTCGTTTCCTGCCTGCTCCCGATGGTGAAGACCTGCCTTTTGTGAAAGTCTACTCACACGCCTTCCAGGGTCCTGGTGGTTGGTTGATTGATTCTTGCCTTACCACTCTGAATCAGAAGTGCCCTATCTGTGAGCACAACTCTGGTCTCTGGAACTCTGGTATGGATTCCAATAAAGAAGTCGCACGTAAGCAGAAGCGTAAACTGACTTATATGAGCAACATTTATGTGGTGAAAGACCCTGCCAATCCTGAAAACGAGGGTAAAGTCTTTCTGTTCAAGTATGGCAAGAAAATCTTTGACAAACTCACGGAAGCGATGCAACCCGAGTTTGAAGATGAGACTCCTATTGATCCGTTTGACTTCTGGACCGGTGCCAACTTCAAACTGAAGGCAAAGAATGTTGCCGGTTATAGGAACTATGATTCTAGCGAGTTTGCTTCTCAGGGTGCTCTTCTGAATGATGATGATGCTATGGAAGCAATCTGGAAGAAGCAGTATTCTCTTGCCGAGTTTGTTTCTCCTGACCAATTCAAGTCCTATGAGGAAATGAAGAAGCGTCTTGATTCCGTTCTTGGTGGAAAGTCTACTCGTGTTGATTCTGAAGTTGAGGATGAGGATGACTATCGTGGTCCTGCTCCTTCTCTGACAGAAGATCTGCGTAGTGAACTCAATAATCTGAAACCGGCTCGTCCTGTTGTGGATGATGATGATGACGATGCACTTTCGTATTTCGCAAAACTTGCCGAAGACTGATTCGCAATAAACTGAGGGGAGGTTTTCTCCCCTTTTTTATGGCATCGTGATTCTTGTGTTTTCGGTACGGATTAGTTTCTTATCAACATATTGAGAAGATTTATCATAATACATAATCTTTCTCATATCATTTAAATATTGTTGTAGATAATCAGGTCTCAGTAGATATATCGTTCTTTTTTCTATGTTCTTTCTGGTTTCGTATTCATAATTACTAATACCAACAACAGGATTTAAAGTTTGTATAGGAATATTAGGGTCTGGAATGGTAAAGTTTGAATCAACAATTTTACCGGCCGGAAGGATTAATCTTCCATTAGAATCTTTGATTTCTGTAGTTTCGTAGTGATGAACCGCATTTAATTCATTTCCATAAACATTTTCGGCATATCTGTATAAGTCTCTATCAGAAAGAGGCCATTCGTCTCTTACATTTACAATACCGGCAGTTAATAAAACAACCCAGTCATAATCTGCTTTTCCATAAACTTCTTCTGCAACAGTATCAGGTCTTGCACCTTCTGGAATCTGATACTTATTAAACAGAGTGAAAACATTCTGTAAGTCATCACGAAGTTTTACACGACGAAATAGATTCTTTGCTCTTACATAATTTTGTGAGGAATTACTATCAGAAAAAGGCGATTGATATTCTAGGTCGGGTAGTTCTCTAAAGTAAGACATATCAGTAACCTACTCCAATATCTGTATCTTTATAATCTTCATTATAAATTGGATTGAGTTCGGTAAAACTAAGAGATAATTTCATATGAACCGGAGTTTTATCAGCATAAGTAGCATATGAACCCGAACCAGTATAATTCATACCCATACTTGTAAGAGCACAGGGTTTAAATTTGTTTAGATAAGGATGGTCCTGATTTCCACTCTTATATTTTAGAAGGAAAACATTCGGTGCTTTGATGAATAAACCGGCACCTTCAATATTACTACCAGTTCTGGGAGCCATAGATATCTTAAAAATTCTTATAATTTCTTTAACAACATTAGATTCTTTTTCATCTCTTGGTGCAAAATCAAAATCAAATTGGAAAGACCTCAGATTAACACCAGAAAATAGTAGTTCTAAGTTTGGATTCAAAACACTTCCACTAGCTCTTGATAAAAGTCCTTCTGGTGAGGTATTTGCTCCCAATGAATTTACTAATGATGATGTAAATTGATTTTTAATTAAATCTTGCCCCCCACCCTGAGTTAATACTGCCTTTCCAGTATTAATAGTATTAGTAATCAGACCTCGTATTCCACCACCAAATCCCGCTGAACCTAAAAATGTATTAAATTGTTCAGCACTAAAAGCGGCAAGAGGATTTAAACTATCATCACCCCAATTGACCTGATTTGTATCTCCAATATTTGATGGTATTGGTAATTGTATTGTTTGTCTTGCTTTCTGCTTGGAATTTTTTTCTGTTCCTGTTGCTAATTTAAGATTGTTTACTCCAGTTTCAAATCCGGGAGGAACATACTCAATCACACCTATTTCTAGGTAATCATCATTTTTACCAATACTCTTCTGTGGATATCTAAGAGGTGCCGCAGACGAAGAAAGTTTGGCAGAAGCAGATCCAGCAATTCTTTCCGCATTTGGTGATAAACTTCTTGATATGTTAAATCCGTTTACCATTTATCTTTTTTAGTTATTTATCTTGATTTGTCCGAAAGGTATTCTTCTTAAATCACCAACTTCATTTTTATCCACAATATGTAGGGGTCCAATCACTTCTTCAAAGGTATATTGTCTCTGTTCCCCCCAATGAAAGTTAATACCACTAAATCCCCAAGAATAAACATTTGTAACGGCAACCAGAGGATGTGCATCATATCTTACACGAGGAGTCTTCGGTCTATAAACAAAAGTATAAAAATTACCTGCCTCTGGAGAAGTAGTTGTTTGTTTTAATA